GATTATACAAGATTAATTAAATATTTTGATAATTCTTTATTTAAATTACTTAAAGATTTTATTCCTGCTAGAGTTGAAGCCTCTACAGGTTTAGTAGTAAAACAACATTTATTAGAAAGAAACAGAGCACCTATTCCTTTACCAACATATATTGATACACTATACTCAGGTTCTACTAATATAGGTAATGTTAAAGGAGGTACTTTAGGATCTTTTGAACAATATAATCAATACGCTTATAGTCCTGAAGGTCAATCTGAAGGAATTAATCCTGCTACGGGTTCATTTATAATGAATCTAACACAATCTTTTAGTGAAAGTTTTGCCACTATAAGTGGGAGTACCCCAGAAATTAATAGTACCCAAGCAGAATTTTATACAGGGGAATTTAGTGGTTCTACTTTAATAACAACTACTCAATCATTAAATCCTGAATGTGCTATATTTTTAGATGCAATTGATGAGGCTTTACAATATTCTCCTATAGTATTTTCTTCTACTTTTGGTAATACTATTGAACAGTTTAGCTCTCTAATCCCAAAATCAGGTCAAATATTAATCCTATATTCGGGTGAAACTTATGAAAATGGTTTTCAAGGGGTTCAATATGTAAAAATCCATAAAGAAGACATTAATGGAGATGATAAATCTTCTTTTATAGAAAGTGTTAATAATTTAAGATTATTATTTGCAAGTAATAACTTATATGAATTACCTGTAGAAACAATTTCGGAGGCTTCTACTTTTTATACTTACCAAATTACTGAAAATGGTGTTACAAGTATTATAGATGATGCTACATATCGAAAACCAAGTAATTTTATAACAGGTAGTGTTAGTTACACCTTATCAGATATTCCAGGCCCATATTCTTCATCTATTACTAATATTGATGAATTACTTAAGTTAACAGGAAGTAATGATAGACAATATAACACTGATGATCCATCATCAATTGATCCCGTTGATGGTCAATTTTTGACAAATAATGCTGATTTTACTTCTATTACTAAAATTGAAATTGCTGATCAAAACAATCCACCATCAATTAATAGTAGTGCCTCATTAAGTAATATTGCGCTTGTTGATAGAATTTCTATTGCTATTGAAGGTACTGAAGATATAGCAACATTTGGGATATCAGGAGTAGGACCAGGTGGTACTGATTTCCATGAATTCGATGTAAGTCATATATCCACGGTGGGTTCCAGTACACTGAGTGGTGGTCAGAATTATAATATCGAGTTTTTTTCATCATCTATTGAGCTTATCAGAACCACGGGTTTCCAACCCTCAGGATTAGGTGGTGAAGTAACAGGCAGTGCTACTAACTTTAATACCTTAACTAATGAGACTATACTTGGGGGCAAATTAGGTAAAACAAAATTATTTTTTGATTTTCCTGTTAGTGGTGGTGATGCTTTTAATAAATCAGGCTCTGTTACTGCTTCTATTAGTAGTGATGCTGAAGGGGAATTTATTTTTGATACTGAACTTGCTACTTTTGATGGAGGTACTAAGGTTACAGCTTATAATTATACTAATAATATAACCAATTCATTTGGAGAAGCTGGTGATCATCCTATATTTAATTTTAACCTTAAAGCAAACTTTTCGGGATCTGTAACCTATAATAACTCAAATCTGTTTTTCAATCCCGGATATAATTTTGTTTTTGGTATTAATAAAGAAACTACCCTAATTGCTCAGTCTGAGATAATTAATTTACCTCTTAATATAACATCAGGTTCTCGACTTACTGCTTCTTTTGATGAAGATGTTATATTTTCTTATTCAGTTTCAGCATCTAATATTATAGATTTTAATCCTTTAGATAATTTAACTTTTTCAATAGAGGATGCTAATGGGGTAGGTGTAGGAAAAATTACACGGGATGAAAATCCTAATCCTCCCGCAAGTGAAATTATATCTTCCTCATTAGATCAATTTTTTGAAGAAATTGTAGTAACCTTAACAGCCTCAGATGCCTCTGGTAATTTAATAGCTACTCAATCTTTTAGTACTGCTTCTACAATTGTAGAACCTTATTTAACCCAACCTTTCTTCAATACAAATTGTGATGTTTTATCAGGGTTAGTAGATAAGTATGTTGCAAATAAAATTTATTTAGAATCTAGATACCCTGCTATAGGACCTCAATTTACAGTTTCTCCTTCAAGCTCATTTATTCCTCAAAACTTTACTAAGATATTAAATAATACAGCTATTAGGTCAAATGTAAAACCTTATAACTATAGTTATACTCCTCATATTAGGGCAAGATATAATGGTACTAAAATTATTGCATCGGATATTAACCAAGTATCAGGGGTTGTTTCTCCAATTCCTAACAATCAAAAGTTATTTTTTGATAATAAAATATTAAGTATTAATGGGCCTGTAATTACTCCTAAACCCATTAATACTATGATTGTTAGTGATAGAGTTCCTATAAAATCATTAAAATCATTAGCTGTTTCATTTAAAAATATTAATGATGCTGCCCCTGAAATTAAAAATGCTTCAATAGTTCAAGTTGATAAAATATTAACCCCTTCAATTGTCAGTATTACTTCACAAGACCCATTTTCATCCCCTTCAATCAGTAGTATTACTTCACAAGACCCAATATTATCTCCTTCAGTCCTTTTAGGCCCACCCGACAAGCCAGGGGTATTAGATGTAAGTAATTACCCACAATTAGATGGATTTTCATATGCTCAACCTGATATAGCTAATAATTTTAGTTATAATGATTATGTCAATGTTGAAGTATTTGATACCCAAGGATTTGAATCAGATCAAAGAAATTTAGTAGGACAAAAACGAGTCCTTAAAGGGGGAAAAAGAGTTGATCCTGTATTATATAATGAGGTATATAACCCATCAATAGTTGATACTGGGGGTGGAGGGGTTGAGGGAATTAGTAGAGATAGTATCTTTACCTCTTCAATCCCATTTCTACAAGAAGTACCTTCAGGTACTGATTATGACTTTATAGCTAGAAACACAGGAAGTTATACATTTGTTCCTACTGCTTCTTCACAAATTACTTATGATTGGACTACCCAAAGTAAAGCTACAAGTGGAGTTGATGCTAATTTTAATATCTCTACAGATACTTATACTTTTACAAGTGCTTCAATTACAGGGGTTAAATTTTCTACTAAAGTAACATTATCTACCCAAACTTTATCTAAAAAAGATAGTTTATTTACTGTAAAATTATTAAAAAATAGTGATGAAACTTTAGAAGAGGGATTAATAAATTTAGCTGCAGGTGGGGCTACAAGTAGTATTACTTTAGAACAAGAAGAATCTAGTTTCTTTGAAACAGATGATACTGTAAAAGTAGTAATAATCCCTGAAGAAGTTGGATATACAGGAAGTGTAACAATTAATGCTTATAATAATGATTTCTTTAAATCAACACAAAATGGCTTTAATGTGGCATCAGTTTCAACCGCTTCAATTTGGTCAACAGGATCAGCAACTAGCCCATGGTTAACAGCTTCATTGGCATTAAGCCAAGCTTATGGTAAATCTCCAATAGGTATACCAAATTCAGGATTTAGCCCCTTAATTGAAAGGTTTGAAATTAAAATTGGGGATGAAATTAGATTTGAGGGAAAAGAAAATACTACTAGAACAATTATAAATGTAGTACAATGGGATGGATCTACTGAAGTTACAGGTGGTTTTATAGGGGGAGAAACAGGATACCAAATATCATATGCTCCTAATCTTCAAATTCAATTAAATGCCCCGCCTCCAATTGGTACTAATATTACCCAATTCATGATTAGAAGATTTACGGATGATGCTAAATTTATTCTTTTAAAAGGTCTAAAACCTAGCTTAGGGACAACCTCTAAAGGATATTTAATACCAAAATACCCCACACCAGCATTATCAAGCTTTTTAGGAAGCCCTGCATCCTTCATTTCAGAGTAAAAATTTTTTGAAACAAAATAAAAAATATTTATATTGGCAATATTTATACGAGATAAAAAACTAATAAAAAATGGGATATTTAAATAATACTATCGTAACAGTTGATGCTATATTAACTAAAAAAGGAAGAGAACTCCTAGCTCAGGGAGCAGGAGCTTTTAATATTACTCAATTTGCCTTATCAGATGATGAAATTGATTATACTTTATACAACCCAACTCACCCTTCAGGTTCTGCATATTATGGAGAGGCAATTGAAAACATGCCTTTATTAGAAGCATTCCCTGATGAAACCCAAATTATGAAATATAAATTAACCACAGCTACTCGTGGTACTTATATTTTACCATTTATTGCGAGTGTGGCAGGAAATTATAAAATTGTTCAAGCTAATTCTCAAACTATTACCCCTACCACTTCAAGAGGAGGTAGTTTAGGTAATGTAGCTGAAACATATTCATTTACTTTATCCGATGTTAGGTTATATTCTACTATTAATATAGTAGGGGGTCCCACTGATCAACCTAGTACAGTTAATGTAGCCCAAGAAATAGCTGCTTCGTTAGGTACTAATGTTTCTAGAACATATGTTGGAACCGGTATTACTGTAACAGCTACTTCAACTAATGTGTTATTTGGTAATTCAACTTCTATTAATTCCTTATTAATTATTCAGGGAAATACTTCAGGAACTCGTTTACAAGTACCAATCACAATATCAAAATCAGCATAATATAAAATTATACAAAAATGTCATTTTTACCACTAAACCCAGGAACAGATTTCATAGTTAACTCAGAAGCTATTACAGCTACTTTGTGGTCAGGAACAGTTCCAACTTTAGCTACTTATTTTACATCTTCTACACAAGAAGCTAGTTCTGCAGGTAACTATTACTTGAATGTTTACCAAACAGCCTCATCAGAAACTACTGCTGAAGTTCAATTTGCTATAGCATATGCTAATAAACAAGGTAGTGGTAGTGCTCTTTATAATGGGGCCGTAGGAGGTAATTCTTTTACAAAAACTCTTTATGGTCAATATCGAACTTTAGTTTTAGGTGATGAAAATGCTGATTTTAATTTTGGGGGAGTTACTCAATCTGATTTTTATGTTCTTTCTATAGATAGAACAAGATATAAAGAAAAGTTATTTCCTGGAACTTTTAACCTACAACTTTCAGGTTCAGGTAGAACTTTAGAATTAACAGATGATAGTAAAGATATTGCTAGTGTAAACTTTAATGATGCCGGTAGAGTTTTTCAGATTGTTTCTGGATCAAACGGAAACGCATATGAAGGTAATGGGTATACAGACACATCAGGTTCTTATGGTTTATTTCTCCCAGATATTGGGACTATTATTTTAAATGCAGCTGCTTTAGATTTATCGGCGGCAAATGGTGGTATAGGTTTAAATACTACAAGAGTTTCTAATGGGAGTACAGGGGTTAATAATACTAGATTCTTTGCCCATATATCAGGTGCTGCTAGTTTTTCATTAAATTCTGAAGAAACTATTTCATCTAATTTTGCTTTTATTAAAGTACCTAATAGTGAAATGAACTACTCAGAAAACCCATCCTTTATTTCATCATCAACCGGAGAAATACTTTATTTAGATGAAGGATTTAATTTTAATCCTAGAACATATGCTACTACTGTAGGTTTATATAACCCTAATAATGAGTTACTAGCTGTAGCCAAATTATCTAGACCTATTCCAAAAGATTTTACTAAAGAATTAGCAATTAGAATTAAATTAGACTTTTAAGGAGGAATGAATGAGTGCCTACAAACAACTTACACCGGGAGATGCTATAGTTACTCCTTTTACATCTAATAAACAATTTAATTTAGAGGGAGCAGCTAATATTACTGGTTCAGGAATTGATAGGTATTACGGAAAAAACAATACAAATTTAAATTTTATTCCTGCTAATGAAGAAACCACAGGAGATAATACTACTAGATATAAAAAATTAGTTTATGAATCTGTTAAACATTTATATTATTCAAATTTTTTATCAAGTAGTTATGGTGATAGTGTAACAACTGCAAGTTTAATTTTAGGAGTTCCTGGTGCTAATAGTGATGTTAAAGTAGGACCTTATTTAGGACCAACTAGATATAATTACCCTCAAACAACATTATCTTATGCAAAGTACTTCCCAACATCTTCTGATGCTGTAATAGGGGTAGTTACTATCCCTTCTACTTTGTTTGGAGAATTTATCCAACCTGAAAGTTTTTCTTATGTAATTAATGGAACTGATACTTTAACAGATGATGGAGAAGGCAACTTAATTTCAGGAAGTGAAATAGTAGGTAATATTATTTATCCTCATGGGTTAGTAATTTTCACAGGAAATTCAGGAGATACCCATTTAGATTTAATAGATGGTCTTATTACAGGTTCCAATGTTACATGCTCTTTTAAGAGTTCTTATGAAATATTAGAAACCCAATATAGATGTACTATTAAAGAAAATGAATTTAGTTTATCTTTAAACCCATCACTCATTTCTGGAAGTGCTCCTTTAACAGGAAGCGAACATAGAATATATGATTTTGCTACAGGTTCATTATTTGCCCCTTATATTACTACTGTAGGTTTATATGATAATAATAATAATTTAATAGCTGTAGGAAAATTATCACAACCCTTAGAAAGTTCTCCTACCACAGATACTGTTATTTATGTAAACCTAGATAGATAAAATGGCTGAAAATAAAAAATTCTCCGTAAGAACAGATGGAACAGGACAAAATGTTTTTGTTTCTGATGTTTTTTTACTTTCTGTCCCTGAAGAAGATAGACCAAAAGCCTTATCTATAAATGATGATGGTAGAGTAGTTTTAACCACAGTTAGTGGTAGTGGTGGGGGAGGAACTGTAGATACAGGTTCTTTATTAAATAATGCTTCTGTTTCTTTAAATACTATTACCTTTACTAAAGGTGATACTTCAACTTTTGATATAACAGTTGATACAGGTTCTGCTGCTGCAGTAAATACTGGATCTTTACTTCAAACCGCTTCTGTTTCTTTAAATACTATTACCTTTACTAAAGGTGATACTTCAACTTTTGATATAACAGTTGATACAGGTTCAGATACCGTAACTTCTTATACTAATGCTTCTAATGATAGAATTATAACTTCAACAGGTGCAGGAGGAATAAATGGGGAAGCTAATTTAACATTTAATGGTTCTACTTTAACAGTAACAGGAGGAATAACAGCTACAATTGGAACAGGTACTGATAATTCTGTAGTAGTAAAAAATTCTTCTAATCAATTAGTAACAGATGAAATTGACCCCAAAGTATGGGCAGGAAACTTAGTTGATAAACAAGGAACACCCGTTCAATATCAAGTTGCTACATTTAATGATTCTGATACATTAATTGGATCTTCAAATTTTACATTTAATGATTCTACTTTATTAATAACAGGTAATGTCACTGCTACTTCATTTACGGGCAGTTTAAGTGGGAGTGCTACTACAGCTACTAATGCAACAAGTGCTTCCTATGCAGCTACAGCTTCTTTATTAGAAGGTACTATAGATAGTGCATCATTTGCTGAAACAGCTTCTTATGTTGAATATGCTAATATTGCAAATAAACCTTCTTTAATATCAAGTAGTGCTCAGTTAGATGGGTTTATATCAAAAAGTGCTAATTTTACTACAAACGAACTAATAGTTGCCGATGGTATAAACTCAGTAGTATCTTCAAATATTTTATCATTAGATACAGTAAATAATTATGTCGGTATTAATCAATCTAACCCTGAGGTAACACTTCATATGACAGGTGAAGGTGCCCAAACCGCACAGATTCGCATGGAGCAGTACAATGACAGTGCTGATGCCCCAGATTTAAGAACAAGAAGATATAGAGGTACAATAGCATCATCTTCTTCTATTCAAGCAGGTGATTATTTATATAGAAGTAATCACGAATATTGGAATGGTTCGGCACTTATCGTTGGGGGTTCTTTTGCTTTTGATAATACTAATGATGCTAATAGAACACAGTTTGCAGTTTCAGTTACCACAGATGGCACCTCAGCAGATCCAGCCAACGCAAGTAAAACACAATTTAAGATTGATGGTAATGATGGTGGTGCTATTACATTTAATAATGCGTACAAGTTTCCAATCTCAGATGGGACAAATGGTCAATCACTTATTACAAACGGTAGTGGTGTTCTTTCTTTTGGGACTGTACCAACATCATCATTTGCCTTAACATCTGATTCTGCCTCTAAAATTACAATTGATCCTGTTACCTCTACTGATACAACAGCTTACCCTGTATTAGTAGGAAATAATAGTGTAGGAGCCCAATCACCTTTTATAGATAATACTAATTTATCTTATAATGCCTCAACTAATACACTTACAACAACAACATTTTCAGGAGCTTTAAGTGGTAATGCTTCAACTGCTACTACAGCTTCTTATGCTAATGAATTAAACCCTAGTGCTTGGTATAAAGAAGTAGGAACTACTATAACTAGTAGTAAAGATACAACTAATACACCTCCGGGGTTTTTATATCCTATGAATTCAAACACAGGTACTATTACTTTTACTTTAAATGCAGGAGGAGCAAGTTTATCAGGGGGAGAAGAATGGGATTTCTTTGTATTAGATTTAACCAACCAAATTGATTTTGCAGTAACTGGGGGTGAAAGTGTTATTTCTGAAAATGGATTAAAAGCAAATTCTACGGGTTCTGCTATAACAGCCAAATTTTTGGGTAATATAGGAGGAACAAATACTTGGGCATTAGTAGGAAGTTTACAACCTTAATAATATGAAATTAGGAATATATGCTAGAGCAGGACAAATTGCTAATACCCCTAGTTCTATTGAAATAACAGCAGAATATAATGCAATTAGTTCAGATAGTTTATGTGGGGGTGATTCTACAACTCAAGTAGTTTATACTGCTACCTCTTCTACTATAGCTAGTGCTTTTTTAAATGATGAATCTCTTTATACTGATAGTGCTTTGACTACTTTAGCACCAACTGGTTTTTATACAGATGCTATTGGAACTACTAATTATGGATGGAATTCATCAATAGGATGGGTAGGTGAATATCCTTGTTAATATATATATGATATGTGGACATACAAAGATCAACAAATAAACGAAATTACTGATTTTCCCAATAATACATTTGGTTTTATTTATAGAATAATTCATAAACCAACAGGTAAATCTTATATAGGAAAAAAAGTATTATTCCATAACAGAAAAGTTAAATTAAATAAAAAACAATTAGCTGAGTATGAGGGTGTAGTAGGTAGAAGACCAGCTTATAAATTAGCAGTTAAAGAATCTGATTGGAAAACTTATTGGGGTTCAAATAAAGAATTAAAAGAATTATTAAAAACGGAATCTAAAGAAAATTTTGAAAAAAATATTTTAAAGTTTGTTCCCACTAAAAAATTATTAACTTATTACGAGAATAAGTATCTCTTTGTTTATGAGGTTTTAGAAAAACCCGAAGAATTCTTTAATGATAATATTCAGGGCCGCTTTTTCACAAAAGACTTTGATATATAAAAATAATTTTGTATATTAGGGGTTATGGTAAACGAACTATTAGTAAATTTAGTAGACTCGGTTTTAGGAGCAGGTAAAAGAACAGCAAGAGGTAATGTAGCCTATCACTGTCCTTATTGCAACCACCATAAACCTAAATTAGAGGTTAACTTTTCTCAAAATAAAAAAGGGTATAATCCTTTTCACTGTTGGGTTTGTGATAAAAGAGGTTCTAGAATATCTTCTTTATTTAAAAAGGTAGGAGCATCTTCTGAAAAATTTGAAGAATTAAAAAAAATAGTAGGGTCTGAAACTGAAATTAAAGAAAATTTAACCCCAAAAACTCAAGTTAAATTGCCTTCTGAATTTAAAGAAATATTAAATAATAGAGATATTTTAGCTAGACATGCTTTATCATATTTAAAAAATAGAGGTATTACAGAAGAAGATATTTTAAAATATGGGATTGGATATTGTGATTCTGGAAGATATTCTAAAATGGTTATTATCCCTTCATATGATGGAGAAGGACAATTAAATTACTTTACAGGTCGTTCATTTGAAAAAGAACCATTCGTAAAATACCGTAACCCAGAAACATCACGTGATATAATACCATTTGAATTATTTATTAATTGGGAATTACCGTTAATCCTTTGTGAAGGGCCATTTGATGCCATAGCCATTAAACGTAATGCTATTCCGTTATTAGGTAAGAATATCCAACAAAATTTAATGAAAAAAATTGTTACTTCAAAAGTAAAAAAAATATACATTGCTTTAGATTCTGATGCTAAAAAACAAGCTATAAAATTTGTTGAAAAATTTATAAATGAAGGTAAAGAAGTATATTTAATAGAACTTGAAGATAAAGATCCAAGTGAGATGGGTTTTAAACAATTCACCAACTTAATCCAAAATACTTTTCCTCTCACTCAATATGATTTGATGGAAAAGAAACTCGAACTTATATGAGTAAAAGAAATATTAAAAAATCCTATGATAGAATCCTAGAAATTTCTGAGGATGCTAAACAAATTACAATGCCAGATTCGCGCTATTATAGACGAAACGGCGAATATTACCCCTCAGTAACTTATGTTTTAGGAACTTATCCTAAAGGTAAGTATTTTGAAGATTGGCTAAAAAAAGTAGGTTATTCTGCTGAATACATTGTTAAAAAAGCAGGGGAAGAAGGTACACAAGTTCATGAAATGATTGAAGCTTACTTAAACGGGGAAGAATTAAACTTCTTAGGCCCTCATGGTCGTCCAATGTATCATCCTGATGTTTGGCAAATGTTCTTACGTTTTGTTGAATGGTGGGAAGAATACAACCCTACACTAATTGAAACTGAAGTACACCTATTTTCAGATGAATTGAAAGTAGCAGGTACTTGTGATATGGTTTGTGAAATTGATGGTGAACTTTGGATTATAGACTTTAAAACGTCCAATAATTTACAGACAACTTACGATTTACAAACTGCAATTTACGGTAAATGCTACGAAGAATGTTATGGTAAAAAAGCAGATCGTTATGGTGTGCTTTGGTTAAAATCAAATAAACGTAAGGCAGCAAAAGGTAAAATTCAAGGTAAAGGATGGGAAATGTATGAATCAAAACGTACACAAGAAGAAAACATTGATATTTTTATGACTGTTAAAAAATTATTTGATTTAGAAAATCCAAAACATTCACCAATATTTACTGAATTT